GCTGATATGTCGTATTGCTTTTGTGTAATTCCGTTTGCAACGATGTTTGAAAACTTAGAAAGTATCGGTACTGGCTTCCAATCTAAATTCAAGTAAGATAGATCGCCATTAATAGCTAATTCATCTTTGTACTTTTGTACGCTTTGCTCTCCTCTTGCATACAATCTAAGGTTATGAAAGTTATTCCAATTAGAATTGTATCTATTAGATCCTGAACCCCCGTAGTTAAACCACTCCTGCTCAATAGCCCGTGAAACCTGTAATCCGTATTCTATTGTAGCTTTTTCTGCATCGCTAACTACCTGATCAGGAAATGGACTATTAGTGTTTGTACTTACATTCATGTATTATATTATTTTTGAAGTAGTTCCCTCGTTATTGTATTTTTTAAACCCTAAAGAATATGTTTTCTTAACTGTAAGTCCCTTTGGACTATACCTGTGTTTGTTACAAGCCATCAAAGCTAACCCAGAGCTTATGGAAGCATCATGCTTAGTTCGATTGTTTATATCAAACTTAGCCCAATCTTCTAGTGTTCTCTGAAGATACACGTCTCCATACCCCCCTTTAGTTTGCCCTACAAAATCTTCTATATAAGTTTCAATAGCAGAAGCGTGTGCTTGTTTTATATCTTCACTTGAGTTAGGTATACCACCTACTTCGCGTTCAGCTAAGGACAACTTGTTATAAGTTCTGTCTGGTCTATTAATGCTGAAGCCCCGGTATCCTCTTCGCTTTATATAGTAAAGCAATCTTGGTTTGTTATTTTCTGCTAGTATAGGCATTCCGTAAAACACCATAGCCATTAGCACGTCTTCAAAAAACATTTCAGCTGTTGAGGGTCTTGCAATGTATTCTAAAAAGAAATGATTAGGGGGTACGTCTTCCATTGAAAACTTAGTTAATCCATGAAGCGCTCCATTAGAACCTCCACCACCAACAACACCACTAATATCGTAACTGTCGCAGCCAAAAGCTCCAATATGTTCGTTTCCAGGGTACTTAATACCATTCTTTATTATTATGTTATTCTGTTGTTCTTGATTAGGCACCCAGGTAATATAAAATCTACCGTCTTTGTTTGGGTAGAACATTACCTTTGTGTCTTTAATACCGTTCTCCCATTGGAAGTTACCCTGTGTTACCATGGTATTGTTTCTTAACTCATCGTTGTAATCTATTTGTTGATAGATTTTTGTTAAGTTAAATATAGATTGTTTTGATTCATCTCTGAACGCATGCTGTTCTGTTCTAGGAAACTGTCGATAGTATTCGTTTAATGCGTCTGCATCGTCTTTTAATCCTTCTACTTCGTTTTCCCAATGATTTATAACACCTTCGTCAATTATGTCCCCTTGAGGACCCACTGTTTCTTTCTTCGGTGTTTCAAATACAGGCCAACCATGTTCATCAATAAAGCCTTCGTAATTCCATTCCATAGGAATAAACAACTTGTATAGACCTGTTTTTGTTTGACCGTTTTTGTTTCTTCTTTGTACATCAGAATCGTCGTACAACTTTTTAAAGTTTTTACCACCTTTATCTAATGCGTTTGATGTCGATCCCATCAGGCACTTTCCAATAATCCTACTACCTAATCTTAAACAAGTTTTGGTAACTCGCCAGTTGTTAAGAATATTAGTTGGTCTTTCCCATTTACCGCTTTCGTCGTGAACTAATAGTTTTAGTTTTTCCCCATCGTACGAGTTGTCCCCCGTGTTTTTCCAGTCGACCGTCGTGTCAAGACCCGCGATTTCTTCGGGCGTTGCGTTTGCATCAAGCTTCCTCCTCGTGAATTTTGAGGCCGGTACTCTGTACGCAAGTTCTGTTTTCGGACGATCCATTCCGTCCTGTATTGGTTTAAAGAAGAATGGATAGTTAACCGATATCGGTACAACTTTGTCTGTAAACATCTTCTTTGCATCGGGTCCAGATTTGGACAGTATACCAAATCGAGCATCCGAAGATATTGTTGCTTGGTTAACGGTTTCGCCGGAAGCCATAAAAGAAAATCCCGATCTTCTGTTCTTAAGGTAGCACATACCATAGCTTCTTTTGTCTGCTTTGCAAGCTTCCCAGAATATATAAAATAATCTGTTTGATTCTCTAAAGTCAGGTTGCCCAACGTCAATCTTGGACCACTGCAGGTACATGTAGTGAGTACCAGTAATGTAAGTAGGATTATCCTTGTTATAAAACCAGAAACCTTCTTCACGTTTATTAAACTCTCCGTCAATATACTCATACCAGTTTTCTTTAAAAATGTTAGGATACTTAACCCAATCAGCTTCGCTTTTTATTCTGCTTAACTCTTTGGGATATTCGTGTGCCTTCCATTTGTTTTCGCCTTTGCTTAGGGTACCTTCTAATAAAGGTAGCGCGATATGCACTCCACTTATTAAATAGATATCTCCTATCTTACCGGTCTTGCTTATAACAATAACATCGTATTCTTTGTCATAACCGTAAACCCATTTGGCATAGCGATTTTTCTTTTTAATTGCTTGAGGCTTAATATAGTCTTTGACTATACTGTATAATTGCTGTTCGTAAGCCATTATTTAGATCTACCCTCCGCAAAACCCTTAAAGGGCATTTTATTAGAAGACTTAGTTGCTTCCGCAATCATTCCTTCTTCTTCTTGTATTCTATTTAGTATTTCAAAAGCATCTAAAATACAAAGCTTTTTAGTAGCGGCAGCATTTTTAAGTCTGTCAGCAGAAATATCTTCTTCTGAGTCAACGATCTTTTCCTCTGCTACCTTTACTAATTCTTCAATTGCCTTGTGCCCAGCGGCTATTATACTCTTCTTCGTTTCTATCGGATCCATACTTTATAACAATATCATTTGATTTCATACAATACATAATCTGATCGTCTATGACGAATTCCCATTCACTGTTCGGCGTAAACCCTATTATGTCTCCTGGGTTGATTCCAGAGCTCTCTAAGGAGCTATTACCTATTTTAAGTATACCAATAAGGTTAGTTGTTTTTTCGCTGCTTAAAACGTCTTTATTTTTAACAGGCGCTACAAAGCATCTATCTCCAAAAGATTTCCAGGTATCCGCTTTCTTATATAAGTAAACTTGATCTGTACTGCAAAAAAATAGACCGTCTTTTAAAAATGATCTACTATTCTTTTTGATTCCTTTCATGTCGTAAAATACTCTGAACACATTGTGATGTATAATAATTAAATCACCTTTTCGTATTGGGGTTGCAAATGCAACAGGCGTTTCGATTACTTCAGCAATATTGTTAACATGCTTAAAACTTTCTATAGAGCTGTTTGTTACAAGGGTATGCTCTCCAACCTTAACTTCGTTATCATATCTTCTGCCTACCGGCTTTATGATAAAATCATATATACTTCGCATTAATACTCTAGGTCATATTCAACGGATATTGCCATGTTAGAATTAAACTTCTTCCATGGCATTACCTCGTCTACTTTCTTTATAAATATATTATAAGAATTATCAGACTCTTCAAACATTATATGAGAAATTTCGTGACCGCCGTAAACTGTCTGTTTAACAGAGTAGTGCATTGCTTCGTTTTTATAGTCAGCCCCGATACTAATTTTTCTTATAACACTTCCCATAATCTTACTCTTTAGATGCTACTTCGATTTTCTCGTAAGTTCCATCAGCAAGATTAATATTAATTGCTCCATAATTTGCTTCCACAGCTTTTTTTACTTCGTCCATGTCTTTTTCAAGCATATTGACTTGGTAGATAGCTTTAGCTTTTTGCACTTCTAATACACCGATGTTAGCTAAATAAGATTGCAATTCTGTTTGAATTCCTGTAATCTTTTCTAACTCGTCTTTAGTAATTGTGTTTACTGGTGCTGTTTTCATTTGTTTTACTTTACTCATTTTGATTTAATTTAATTGTTAATTGTTATTACTTGTATATTCGATACTGTTCACCTCGCAAGGCATCGTTGTTATTGTTGCTGAAGTTTACTTTCTTGTTGCTTTTGTTGAAAGCCATACCTTTAAAACCTTTAGGTAAAGTTCCAAATGTAGAAGCCGTGGCTGTTGTATTAGCATTCGTTCCCGGTCTATTCTTGCCGGTCATGCCATCAATACTTTGTGATTGCGATTTACCAAAATCAACTACGTTCCCTAAGCTTTCAGCCATATTGTCTGATCCTGAACCACTAACCACATCAATCTCTGATGTTTTTTTAGTTTCGTTGTTAAACTTTTTTACTTTCTTTTTTTTACCCCCGTTAGTTAAAGCATTAATGTTTTCGTTTTCTGCTTTGTCTCTTCCGGGCATTTGTGTGTAAGCCATAGTTTTTTAGTATAATCTTGTTAGTG